GCTGGCGGTGGATACAAAATGATTGCATTCATGCCACGCAATACAACTACATCGGGAACAGTTTGTGGTGTACGGTATCTATACTCGTCAACCATTTGATTACTAAAAGAATAAAGAGTCGGTTGAAAATAATCACCTGAATCATCTTTAACTTTTAAAACACGAATCTTATATATGTCTGGGGAACAGTAGTCAGATGTTCCAGCAATAATATCAAGATACCGCCGACCAACCAAACAGTCAGTTTTTCTGGCTATCTGGTTGGCCGACTCAAAAATAATACTCTCTAGGCCAAATGGATCACGATCGGATTCAGAACCAAAATAATGTCGGCCCATCATTCTAATCTTTTGTTTAATTTGACCTAGATTCATATTAATTACCTAGCTACGCCAGTCCTTGCAACTGCAAGATATGCATCACGCAGTACCGCAATACCAGCAGCACTGGCTCCACCAAATGCCGCAAGGCGGATATATGGTTTTGCGGATGTAGCAACAGGAATCATAATCTGTCCACCTACACTAGCTCCTGATGTAGCACACTTAGTAAACGTAAGTGCTGGTGTACCAGATGCAACCACAGTCAAAATTGACAATGGGAACATGTTACTCTTAAGCGTTGTGCCCTGCGGACCCGGATACCGAATACTGAATGTTGTAGCAGAAGGAACAGTCGCAACTTCAACAACATTTCCCACAGCTGCAGCTACAGACTCATGGTTATTACTAAGGTTGATTGTAGTCGCAGCAGTTACAACCAGTAAATCTCCGGGCTGTAATCCATGGTTGGCATTTGCCGTAAGTACAGGAAATGTACCAGCAGCAATAGTACACACAACAGTACCGTTTGATGGGTTCGTACCCGGCAATGTCGTTTCACCTGTGCCAATTGTATTCCAGTTAATAAGGTCATCAGATGCTTGAACAACAAATTGCTGAGCCGTTACAAGTGCAGTTGCTGCACATGCATCAACAATAACAAACATGTCATTTCGGCTTGAATGTCCATGAAGAACCTGTCCATTATTTGGAACGTCTTCAGCATATGGAGCGCCAGTACCAACAGCCGTTTGTGTGTATCCACCCCACGCAAGTGGACATGAAAACACTTGGTTAGTTGCTGTATTACCAGTTGGTGCAGCAGTACCAGTTAATCCAACAAATGACGTCGTAAATGACGTAATGTTAGTTCCGGGCACAGCAACCGTTCCGGCGGATGCACCAAGTACACCAGATCCAAAACGGAAATTCAATTTAAAATCTCTTGCCATAATTTCTCCTTGTTAAGCTACCTTGAAGTTCAGGCGTCCAATTGCACGGGTGTGTGGAATCCAAAGGCCACAACCCCACTCAAAGAGAATGTTGTGCATAATGCCGTTTTCTTGCGATCGACCAAGATTCTCTGGCTTGAATGGCTTTGGCTGCCAACCCTGTACATATCCAGTCCCATAACGAACTGCATACATTGTTGTAGTATTGGTTACTGCAGCTGTACTACCATCAGAAAGAACAGTGGTAGCTGGAAGCGATACGTCGTTTGGAATAACCGATGTTAAACCATCAGACTTACGTCCAACAACACGAATCTTTGCATTCTTGTACATTTCAACTGGGCGATCGTAGTTGTCTTGAGTAATATCAAAGCCACTACCAATTCCCATAACGCGGATGGAAGCTTCAATAATACGCTTACCAACCTCGGACACATACAAGACGATGCCATCACCATCTGGTGCATTCATGTTGTCAAACAATGTTTGAATGTCATACATGAAGCGGTTAGCTGCACCAGATCCAGCCGTAGCTGAAGATGTTGCAAGTAAGTTAGCAAGAGACATGTTCGACGCAGCATTGATTGTCATGTCAGTAGCCATGTCAAACTGTGCAGCATTGTTTAGACGATACTTAAGTCCGGGGAAACAGTCAGGAGAGTTACCCGGAGCAGAACTTGTTGGGTCGTTATTAATGAACTTGTCATTAAAATCATAACTAAAACCCTCAAGGAACATCTGAACCTGTGCATCAACTGGATCAATAATATTGTTAGGCTGATCAAGCAGAACCTTATCGATTGTGATCTTGTTACGCAGAAGGAACATCTGCTCTTCATACTGCTTTGGCTTACCTTTAACTGCCTGTGGTTCGGAGTTAATGCCGGTCCAGTTGGGAGTAGGAATACCACTGTTGGTATATCGCATACCAATCTGTCGTAGAGATGGAGATGTATAGAAAGGAATATCCTTTACAGCATTCCAAGTCTGATGCAAACTCTTGGTGATTTCTTTTACAAGCGGGTCGTTAGACAGGATTGCCTGATCCGCTAATGTAAGAGCACCATTGAAATCAATAGCCATTTCTTAGCCTCTCAAATACCGTTATTACTTCTGCCAATACCCATTAATCTACCAAAAACTCCACCAAGCCCACGGGTTGGCGTTGCTTCTTGTACAACAGGTTGTGCAGAATCAGAAGTGTCGATTGGGATAGGTACTTGCTTTTGCGCTTCGTATAAAGCAGCAAGTTCGGGTACAAGCGATTCTGCAAGATTTGCAAGTTCAGTGTGCACGTATGAAACAGCTTCAACAGGATCTACACCACGTTGAACTAAATTGTTTACAATGTGTTCGCCACGTCGTGCATATGGATACTCGCGAAAAGCTTGCTCTAAAGACTGACTGCGTCGAGTTGTTTCAACTTGTGACAGCAGCTCGTCATATTTCATACGTTGAATTTCTAGATCTGCTGAAATCCTAGCTGCATCTTCAGACAAAATATTTGCCTGTGACATGTCTAAGTACTTCTGCCGAATCTGATCTTCAGTCGCTTGTTGTTGTTGTTGTGCCCATGCGTTCTTTAACTCTTGCCCTGACTTATATCCGTCAGCTTCAAGAGCAGTAATAACATCAGCCCATTTTTCATACTGAGCGTTGACTTCTTTAGCAGCTTTAGCCTGTTCATTTACTTCACGAAACCTATCGTAAGGTACGTTTTCTGGAGTCTTCTGAACAGATAACGATTCCGTTAACTTCTGCCTAATTAACTCCTGTGGATCAGGAGCAGCAACCTCAATATTATCTAACCAAGAAAAGTCTAATGTATCTGACGCATCGTCTGCATTATTTAACGCCGGTGCAGTTTCAGGTTCATTGGCGTATGAACTATCGCTTGTCAATAAACTACTAAGACTAACGTTGTCTGACGCCTCAGCTGGTGAGTCTGAGGTGCGCATCACCATCTCTTCAGACATTTTAACTATACTCCTTCATTCTGATTCATGCCAGACTCTGGTCCTAAATCATTCATAGCAAACTGTTTTCCAATATCAACCATTGCGTAATCCTCATTGGACTGCGCCTCAAGTCCAGCCTTTGCGGTTGCCAACGCAATGTCTGCCTCAAGTTTTGCGGCAATTTCTGCCTTAGTTTTTTCTATTTCTAATTGTGCCTTTGCTTGTTCAACTTGCATGTTAAACTGCAGGACTTCTTGTTGTTGTTGCATTTGACCAGCTTGCGCTTGTTGTTGCATCATCATCTGTTGCTGTTGTGCTTCAGCCATCTTTTGTTCTTGTTCATCAAGATGATCAAGAATCTTAGTTGTCTCCGGCATGTTAACTAGTTGAACAAACAATCTGTTGGTAGCAGGATCCATAGGGTCACCAAAGACACCCATCTGGCGTAGGGTTGCGTACTTGTTTAATCGTTGGTCTGGTCCCTCATCCATACTAGATCCGGGTACATAAACAATCCTATACCGACCACCATTGCGCAAAGCATCAAACCGCATAACACCTTGTTGTATCTGGTCTCTAGGGAGCATTCCTCCCTCGATGTTTCCAACAAAGGGGACAATCGCAAACTGTTCAATTAAACTTACTTCCCATTCTTTAATATGCGCATTACTGATTTCAATGTCAGCTCTCACATAAGAGTGCTGTGTATTATCAGCCTTTTGCAATAACCTAACAGACTCCGCTGGCGTACCTGCTTGAGCCATACCCTGACTAACATCATGTAATCCAGCAACATCCATCATGTCCTTTTCAATCATTTGCAATAATGGAAAAAGATCAGATCCAATGCCGGGTGCTCGCTGAACTGCTGGTGGACGACTACCACGATCGTAATACACCTTTCGGTAAATACGATTCTTGTCTTCTACGGTGTCACTCTCTTTGTCATATGCATCTGCACCAACTCCAGAAAGTTTTTCAATTAATAGGTAATCTTTTTGTGCCTCGAACTGTTCAAGTAAACGACTGTATATACGATTGTATGTACTTTGTAATGAAACAAGATCAAAACCTAGGCTATATCCATACGGAGTACCGGAACGTGGTTGCCATCGTAATGGAATAAAAGGAAACGTATCCTTTTTGTTGTATGGCCAAGGCCCAGCATAGAGTAATGTTGATTGCGTCGCAACTATGTAGCGTCCATTTACATACAACTTAGATGGTTTTTCCCAGTACTCATATACAACAGCTGCGTTTTTACGTTTCTCTGTAGAGTTTAAATGTGCAGATGCAGGTGGAACCCAACCTCTACCTCCAGCATTAGCACCATCTAAATAGGCATCTACGTAACCAGAGTATTGACCCGTTAATGCATCAGCCTCTACACGCTTACCAACTTCACCGTAAGAATCGACAAACCATGATAGCGGTTTAATCATGGCGTGAATCATCCACCGAATATCATCATCTCGCTTAGCAGAAGGATCAATGTAAACATCAAATGCCGGAAGGATTTGTTCGACAACATCTCCAACTTTCATTTCAGTATGACCAACTACACTTTGTCCATCAACATCTAACTGTGGAACAACTTGAGTTTTACGACTATCCCAGAACACCTTTAAAAACGATGTGCCACAAACACAAGCCCATCGCACTCGCTCTTTAGTTTGTGTCTCCCGACTGAACTTGCGATTGTAGTGTTTAGCTATAAAGTTTGCTTCATCACTTGCAGCTCGATCTTGCGGACTGTCTGATAATGGAACAGCGGTAGCATCTGGAGCACACTGTGTTAACTTACCTACAACTCCATCAATTAATGGACGTAGTTTGTTAACCGTCATATATCTATTTGGCTCGTTAGGATTTTGAAGGCGAATAATGTTTCGCCCTTGACTACTAATGCGTAACCATTGTCGACCTTCAAAGAAAGCTGTAGCTAATGCCCATTCAAGTTCCATATCAGTTCTTGCTCTTTGGGCACTATCAAATTGCTGCTGTAAATATTTAACTACCTTCTGTGCTTCTTCAGGCTCGTCTAACTGGTTGACCTTCCAGTCTTTAGGCTTGACATCTAATTCAAGATTATCTTTATCTGCAAGACGTGGATCTTCAAGTGGAGCTGAACCAACAGTTCCTTCACTCGGTGGTTTTTCAAACGCAGAGATGCGTGGTCGATTACCCCTAACAGCAGATGATAGTTTACTGATGTCGTACATTACAGCCATCCCTCGCGATCATATATTTCTTTTGAGTATATCTTTATGTTTTTAATGTCATTCAACAACTTACACAAGAAGACTCCGGAGCCAGCAGAAACTAATGTGCATAGCAATATCAATACTTCAATTACAACCATTCATCTAACTTCCGTTCTTGTAGCCACTTTGGTTTGTTGTTTTGATTTCGCTTTTCTTTTTCATCTACTTCAGGACAACGTACTGGGTGTTCTCGCCACATTAATCCATATCGAAAACTATCAATGGCGTGGTCGTTACGTGTACCAGAATCAATTTCATCTGCATCTTTAGTATGCGTCATCGTGTCAGACAACTGTTTGATTAAATTCGGGCAACCAGATTTATTAATAGTAAGCTTTGGTCGAACTTGACCATCAACCATTTCACTAGCCATCAACCATTCCTTGACCCTACTCCATCCAGCCTTTCTGTCTTTGACAGCTCGTACTGCTGGCAGTCCGCGTTCCCACCAGATTTCAACTGGGTATTCACCTACTCGTTGATCAACCTTTTCAGGCGGAAACGTACTTGCCCAGTCAAAAGCAATTGCTTCTAACTTAGTATTGTACGCACCGTGAAGCGCTGTTTTAATTTTTGGTTCAGCAATTTTATATTTAGTCAACAGCTCTAATACGCCATCTACTTGCATACTGCTAGTCTTACCTGCCTCATACCATTCATGCAGAACATATACGTTTTCCCGTTCATCACTTGCATACAGAATAAAACAAGCTGGAGCACCAGTACCAAAGTCATGGCTCGCCCAGAATCGCCACCATGGTTGCACCTCAATATAATCTACAACATGCCAATCTTTACCATTACTATCAATCGGCTTAAACTGCGGAAAGAATAAACCACCAACACCAACATCGTGTTGACACTCACGCAAAAAAGATATCAAACCAAAGTCATCTATTTCTTTTTGGCAAACTTGTATGTTCTTGTGTTCCCATGCTGCATTGCCAGACGTAATCTTCCATCCCATACGTCCGTCTTCTTTTTCAACAGGTTCATACAGAAGATCGTAAATCGCAGGAATGATCGGTGACTGTATACGATCTTGCAACATATCCAACTCGCCAGACAGAACACGTGACATCACACTATTTGCGTGGATTCGGTTCTGTACAAACACAATAGCGCAGTCAACACTTTTAGCTGGCAAGATAGTTGCCGTGATTGTCCTAATCTTTTTTTCAACGGCATTAACAGAATCATCGAGTTCATCAATATCATCAAGGATGATCATGTCTGGTCTAAGGTGGTCAAGTTTAACACCACGTGCGCCAGTGTCTAGCCCAAACGCAAGAACGTTAAACCCGTTTGCAGTACGTAATTTTTGTGCGTTCCATCCTCTAGAAAAACCGTACTGGTTTACAGCTCGCTCAATACCGCAACGTTCCATGACTGTTGCAATATCACTAACGTGTCTATTAGCAGCATCTTGCGTTGCACAAACATAAAGCAAAAATCTACGAGTTGCCTTGACTGCCAACCTACTAGAAATTAATTCCATAGTGGTTGACTTACCGCCACCACGAAACCAACACTCGATTAGTGCCGGAGGTGGATTACCATTTTCTATACTTTCAGCCCAGTTCCATGCACGTAGATGATGGTCTCCCATTTTTGATGGGGCTGATTGTGGAGCGTAGACACGCAACCAATCCATAAATGGCATGTCGTGCCCTTGAATTGGATAGGCTGTACCTCCGTCAAATGCACCATTGTCAGCGTATTCATTTAACTCACTGGTAAAGGCTTCAAGTAACGCAATTCCTAAATCTTTACCGGGTCGCACAAACCTCTTCAAGTTTCGTGGAGTAGCTTTTGTATTAATCGATAACTTCTGCATCTTGTATGTCCTCGTCTATATTTTGATGCACACGTAATACTTTCTGTACGCCTTCTGATATGGCGCGAATTAAGTCTGGATCACGAACGGTTTGTTTTACAACGCCAAGCACTTGCATAATTAAAGAATAAGCTTGATCCACTTCTAACGTATATGACTTAGCGTGTGCCATACGTTGTTCAGTTTCAATAACATCTGCACGTTTTTTAATCAGGTCAATGACTGCATCACTAGCTTTATCAGCATCAATACCTTCATTAATTAACTTGCCAAGTTTTTTAAATTCTTTGTCAAATGCTTCTTCTGGAGAAGCTTTACAAACACTGTACTGATCGCGCAATAATTCATAAAGATCAACGCTAATACCATACGATGCTGCCTCTGCGCGCTTATCTAAAACAGCAGTAATGTAGGCTGTGTCATCACGTAAAGAATATAATTCTGGATCATTACGTAATGCTTCAATCTTATCTAGTAGTTCTGGAGCAACAGTTGAAAACCGCTTGCGTTGTTGTGACCAAAGTCCAGTTTTGAAAATAGGAGAGTCAGCACCCGCTAATGTCTTCCCTCCGTGAAACTGACAAAAGTCACGTCCCTGAGTAGCTGGCTTACCGCACGATACACCATCACTAATTGTTGCACGACATAGTTTTATCTTGCTCCCATTGACACCATCAATGTAGCGATCAATATCCGTACTCATAATAACACTATACTGTACTTACCTACTTACTTACTTACCTAATAACCAGATTTACCATGCTTGCGACCTAACTCACGAGCAGCACCGCCAACAGCGCGATTTATAATATTGCGTGGATGTTTATCTGAAACAAACTGAGCAGCACTTGTAACCTGTTTATCAACTGCCTTTACACCTTTTTGCACTGGACTACCATAGTAACTTTTCGGCACTGGTATACGATGACCCAAGTCAATCCCTTGGTCTGCAAACTCATAAAGCATCGGATCTACAAAGTAGGATTGCGCAGCATCTTTAATTTGATTTGCCACAAATGAAGTAATAGGATGAGTTACAAGAGAACCTCCACCAGTCTCAGGTGCTAGTGCTACATCCAATCCAGCTAAGCCCATTTGTAATAATGCATCGGAAGCCCAGTTTGTACCTTCTGACATTGCATTACCTACTGTGGCATTTATCTTATTTCGTACACCCGGTCGCGTTAAACGGTCTGCGTGATCTGGTAATCGATTCCAAAAATAAGACCCAGCCTCACCCATTAGGCGAGGCCATGTCTTTTTATTGAAATTTTCTTTCACTAAATTGGTTGCATATTTTGCAAAATCAGAGTCCACGTTGTTCACGTCCTTCTCGTTTACCACCAAGATACTCGTCACGGATAAGAGCAATCAATGCCATTGCAAAAGCAATGCTGCCTTTTTTAGCACCAGTCTTAGTTATGCCACTCCACCCTACTGCTTCAGCATCTTTAATGATCTTATCTTGCACGTCTTCTGGTATTGCTACACCTTCAGGACTTCCTGTGCCAGATTGAACCTTAGCCTTGATGTCGGTTGCAAATCCGGGTCTTGCCGTGTGGCCACGTAATCCCTCTTCCTTCATCTTTGCAGCATCAGTACGTACTTTACTAATCAACATTGCAGTAATTTCTTTTACGTCCTTAGTACTTAATTTCCCAGAACGGAGTTGATCAATAACATCAACGTAATCTTTTCGACCTATCCAGAAGTCTCTACCATCAACTCTAAAACCAAGTCGATCTCCTTGCTTTAATGGAAAGTCTGCAACTGCTTTATCACCATAGTTAGGGAATGGTGGCTCTATTGCTTTCTTAATTTTTGCTGGATCAACAGATATTTTTGCACCGACATTAGCTTTGCCAATACGTTTAGCTAAATTCCACGGCTCAATTACAATGGAACCATGTTTAATATGATCACCCTCAAATGTACGTGTCGTCATTTCTCCATTAGAATCCGTAAATTTTTCAGTCCAGCCTAAAACTTTATATCCTGCCTTTAATTTAGGTTCTTTATCTAAACCGGAATCATCTTTTTCAAGAAAGTCAACTGTTTTTGCAGCAGTGTTTTTCTTTCCTTTGTCATCAACAATAGTGTAAGTCCTACTTGTTGTACTGTTTCTCAATACATCAATATAAGCTGTTTGCTTATTATCAATTTTGTAGAACAGTCCCTTATAAAAATCTGAGGACTCAGGCTTGTCGGCTTTTTCTACCCACTCAGGTAAACGTACAGCTTCTTTGGCTGTCAATGTAACAGGAACTACATATCCTTCTGGTGTAACACCTAATGTCTTACGATTTGCTGCCACCTCACCTGCAATAGCAGCTTCGTTATTACGTGGACCAGCCCATGCAGGGAAGTTAGCAAAAATCCTATTACGTTCAGCTGGATCTATATTTGCATTGTAAACCCATTCAATCCATTGATTAGGTGACATCTTGTCATAACGACTAAACATGTCTGCCCATACACCACGACTAAACGTATAGTTCTTCGTGTCTAATCCTAGTAATTCGCCAAAGTCCTTTTCTTTCTGTAGCCACTCTTGGTCTTTCTTAGATAGCTTTTTCAACCACGACTTGTAATGTTCTTCGTCTACATTACCAGCATTAACAGTTGTAGGTATGTCATATCTAACGTAATGCATAGCACGTTCACCAAAGATAACGTTGAATGCATTACGTTCTTTTTTACCAATTGCTGTTTGTGCAATTTCTGCTTGTTCTCGTCGAACAGCTGCGTCATACAACACGGACATTGGATTAGCACCAATAGATGGTCCATTTTTCTTAAACCAAGTATTACCTGCAGAGGATAACAACTCAGCTCGTTTCTTTTCGGTTTCTGTAGCTGACCCATTGTTAACTTTGTCTTGCAGTGTTTTATACTGAGTAAAGAATTGCTTAAAGTCAATATCCTTGCGTACATTCCAGTTAGTGACAATATTTTTT